GGAATGCGTAGACCTTTTGCGCCTGGTCGACGGTAAGTCCAATCAGGTTTTTCTCTTGGGTGATAATCCAATAGATCGGTTCTGGATCTTGCTGCAAGGTCGCATCAGAAACGCCTCCATCGAGAACATCGGAGTTGAAGACAGAGATTTCTTGTGCGGTAAATCCGTCTGCACTCAGGTCGTATCCGATTTCGAAGAGGCGTTCTCCGGAAGGAAGTGGAAATAGGAGTCGGTCACGGACAGTGGTCAGTCCCTTTCGGCTTCCTCCCAAAGCATTTGTCGGGCGACTTTGAATAGACTCGGTAGGTCCAAAGATGGATTCCGAATTGTTCGCTTGCATCTGGAAGATGCCGCGTGTCGTTCCAATCACAAGGCTCGAGACAAGACCGCGAATCCACTGGATCTGTGCGATCTCTTGACTCGATATCCCTAGCGACATACCAGATGTTGCTAGGACTTCCGCTTGTGGGTTTGGTCCCTGTGTTGTGTAGGACTTTACCGAGTCATCAAAAGATGAGAGTTTTGTACCAGGTTGGAAGGGACTGATATCCGAAGCACTCAGGATATCAAAATCTCCAATGGAACCATTTCTTGAAGCATGTATTAAATCTGGAGAAAGGTCTGTCGCGCCAAAGATCAGCCGTTCTTCGAAGAAAGTACAGGTAGAAGGATATTCTTTTGTTCCAGCGACAGCATCTTCATAGTAACCACCGAGATGCCAGACTTGAGTGCAAATGCTGATGTAATTGTCCGCAATCGGGCGACCATCCTTATCTGACGAATCTTCGCCTGAGACGGTTCGATACCACATACCGTCGTAGAATTCGACTTCAATCTGGCTGCCGCCAGCAGGGATAGCAGTAATCTTTCCATACAAGGGATAGGCAAACTCCGCATCGAAAAGATCGGACATGCCATCGAGCTTCATGGGTTCGCCAGCAACCGTTCCGGCATGAAAGCAATTGAGCACGATCATGCGTCCCACGTCTCTATTGGCGTCGAACGTATCTGCTACCTGTGCCTTGGTAAAGAGTTCGTCGTTGAATTCGGTTATTAGCCCACCTACATCGGGGCCAGTCCGGAGGGTGAAGATACATTTGAAAGGGTCACCGGATGTTTGTGGTTCTCTCATGCTTGGTATATCAGGACGATTGTTCTTGCCCGCAGCTGGGGTTCCGGAAGTTGTTGTTGCGAGAGTCGTGCAGAGATAGGGGGTCGCATTAGGAGCAATGGGACCACCGACCACGGGCCACGTAGGAACCTGATTGTTCTGGATCATTCCCCGTGGAAGGTAGGGACCATAAGAAAACGCGAGGACGCCCCCACCCAACAAGCCCGGGTCTTCACGGTAGACCGGGTTCCCAAAGGTATCGACGGCTGCGGGATCCTCAGTCGCATAAAGAGGATCCGTGCCCCACATCTCCATTCCACGAGTGGACTGTGCTTGGGTCATCAAACGGATTAGACGTTTGGGCGAGTGGTTCTTATGCGTAAAGATGAAGGTGTCTGCATCCTGCGCCCAGTCAAGCTCTTTGATCTCTTGCACTGTGAAGGGATGAGAGATCATGCCAGAGAGCACGCCGGTTGCTGGGAAGTTCTTATCCGGTTGCCATTCTTGAAGGGCTCCGTTTTTCCAGATTCGGATATATCCCTTCTGCGTGGCAGTCGCCGTGGAGTCGTATCCAATCTCGAGGACACTGGCATCCGAGGACGAGAAGACAAAGGGGATTAGACGTATCGTCTGAGAGACAGGGCTTGTGATGGTGCCGGCAGGACACGTCCCTATATGAAGGGATCCGGTGCGTTTCCGGATATGACCCGACACCGAAGGGAACATGTTCTCGCACTTGGAGAGTGCAGTCTGGTAAGCAGTAAGATCAGAGCGTCCAAAGAGACGAGCAGACCAGACCCCGCCATTGAAGGATCTCTGTAGCGGAGTGATATAGGCCAAAACTCAGCGGTACTGCGTCCAGCTGAAGAGTTCTACGACTTTCGGGCTCCCCTCCTGCCCTTCGAAGGATCGAGCTTCACGCATGGTGAGCTCCTCCTTCCTAGCCATCATCTCCCCCAAGGAGTTAGAACTCGTAAGGGGCTCGGCCCACTCTGCTGCGAGCTTGGTCATAAACGCATCGGCAAATCCAGCTGAGAAACTGCCGGCTGTTGTGACCTGGGCGATGTACCGGATCCCGGTGAAGGTTGTCGTAGTATTGACGCAGAGGACACCACCCTCGACTGACCAGACCATCTGCTCACCACCGATCAGCTCGAGGACTCTCAAGGTATCGGCAGGAAGTGTATATGCCTGGGACCAACCCGTAGGAATCGGAGTCGTTGTGGCAACAACGTCTGTCTTGGTTGCGAAGTTCCAGGGGTGAGACTGGAGGAGCTGGTCTCGGTAGACCGCGTAGGTCGTCTGGGCTAGGGCACCTGCAGCAGTCGCTTCACCAATAGATGCAATCGGCGCTACACCGATCTTAGAGAGAGCACCGTTGATAATGTCGAGTTCGCTTACGACTGCAACCATCGAGACTCCTTCCTAGCAGTTGGTGTACCAATATTGGAATACAACTGTCCCGCCAGTTGTGAGAGCTCCATCAAGATTGAATCGGAAGGCGATAACGAGTTCGGTGTTTTGGTTGACAGGACCCGTGGCATAGTATTCGCCGACGATCCACTTCCAATACGGCATGTCCCAGCAACGGGTGGCAAACCTTTGATATCGCATGTTCATGTGACTGCTCGAACCCTGGCCGTAGAAGGCATTCTGGTTCAGGGGGCTCACACCTGCGAGATAATAGGTAGTCTCATCGAGAAGCGGACGTGCAGAAACGAAGGCGTAGGGAACGGAGGTTGGTCCCATTTCACCCGCACCGAAACCATCTGCTGCCATGTATTGGACACCAATACTGAAGTCTGCATCAGAGGCAGAACTCCATCGGCCATCGGTGAACGCCCAACAGTCCCAAATGCATTCGTTTAGTCGCATGGGCATCAGCATGACGTAGTCGCCATCCTGGACGGTTGCTGCAGTTTCATCATCCATGGTAAACCGAGCTTGTCGGTATTTGATGATGTTGGGGCCATCGTCTTCTCTAGGAGCAGATAGCGATGCCCATTGTTTGTACTGCAGATTCGAAGACCACCGCTGCGACCAGTAAGTTGCCATTTCAGATATTTTTCACTCTGAGGGCTACAGATATCTGTCCCCCGTGGGTCAGCCCGCTAACGGCAGTCACAGTCCCACAGATGTAAAACCAAGTGGGAACGTCTGGGTCGTAGAGCTCTCTGAATATCAATCGGTCGGCAAAGCGCGCTCCGCGCCAATACTGTGAGGGTCCGATTCCTCCCGATACATTTATGAAAGTGCCATCGACTCTAAAGAAGTTATCGTCGATTACGGGACCGAGGTCGCCGTTCGCGGCTCTCTCATAGACACCAACCGTTCCATTGAATGTTGCGGGGGTAGATACAGGGGTCCATCCTCCCCCAGCAGGGTCCTTGAGTGGATTCGCAGAAGTGGAACTCCCAATGATACTGCCATGGATATAGCGCCACTGAGTATTGAGCGCTGCGAATACAAAGACATCCCCAGGAGCAATGGCACTTACGGGAAGGCCCGTTCCGGTACTCTCATCTTGCCCGGGATATGGAAACGGTCCCCAGTCAAATCGCCCGATAATCTTCTGGATGTAGTTATCACCCACTCCACTCGGTGAGACATACCCGGGTGCAATGTCGTCAGGGTCGGAAGATATCTGATCGGCGTAGTAGGTATACATCTAGCCTGCCTGGGTGTATCGGATTTGGGAAAGGAACTGCGACCCTTCACCGATTGTCCAAGAAGCAACCGCGTTAAAGTAGAGAACCAACGCGACCTTCTCGATAAGACCGTGGACCAAGGGGGGGCCGACTAGTGCAGGGAGGGGAAGGTCCCAAAGTTGGTACTGGAGATCGGCAACATTCAATGTCTCGGGTGCGGTGTCTCGAGGCCAGTTGTAGATATAGGAGTATCCCGAGGTGGTATTGTTCTCGTGCATGAAGCAATCTTTTTGGATCTCTTGGGTGGGTTTCCCGTGCGTATTGCATCTCCAGAGACCCAGAGAGAAGGTTATATCCTGGTCTGCCCCCCCCGCTGGATCGTCGATCATCAGGAGACCATCGTTGATTGCCCAATCGGAATACAAGGTATCGAGGGCAATGATGTCACCCGCTTCCGGAATCCGGTCGGAGATTGAGTATGGCAACCCTGTGTAGGTGTAGCTGGCAGTCGGGGGGGTGTAGTCGATTCCGACACCGCTGACCTTAAGACGGCTGCCAGACCCGGCGAAGCAGGGGTTTGCGGTATGCGGACGAGAAGCGTCCGTGACATCTGTAGAGTAGAAATCGCTATAGAAAACAGTCATCTACTCTCCAATGGAACTAGAAAGGGAGCCGGGGTACTCGATTGTGTGTGATGGGTGATATCCCCGGCCCCCTTTAGCCTAGTCGTCGCGGAACAGTGCACTCATATTGATAGTGAGAGTGCCAGAGGGTGTGCTTTCCGATGCGTATGTCGCAACGATACAGACATCTTTCTGTACGTTCGCGGCCATTCCAGTACCCGCACTGACTCCCCAATCCCAAAGACGTGCGAATCGGTTGTTATCAGTAAGGGTCCCTGCTTCCGTGAACTCGTCCTGCCATGCTAGGGCTGAAGAGACATCCCAAGCCGAAACAAACAGGTCTTCGTCGATCACCCCACCCAGTCCACCCGTACTTGTGAGATCGTACAGACCCACATTTACGGTTTGGGTTCCGGTCGGTGCGCCGTCCCCACCAATCCAGAGTTCGCCAAGGCGATCTCCAGTACTGAGAGGCAACAGCATGATGGTGTCTCCCACGGCAACGTCAGTACCACTTCCATCGACATCGGTGGTATTCAGAACGGTACGTGAGAAAATCTGCCGGATCCGACCATCTCCCTGCCCTTTCGGGGCGAGGTAGCCAGAGACAGCCTGAGTCGCCGTTCCATCACCAGCGGTGCTTGCGAAAATCTGAGAGAAAAAGTTAGCCATGATAGATTCTCCCTATTCGCTGCATTCGACTTCGACGACACCAGTCTCGCGCATCCGTGTGGCCCCAATCTGCATCTGATAGAGGACCTGCATGGAATTGCGCTTCTGAGGAAGCCGGTCGATGGTGGCAGTTCCGTTCTGTGCTTCACCAAGAAGCATTGCGGACTTCTGCCAGAAGAAAGTGGAACGAGTGGTAGTAACTGCAGGCAATCTCTCGGATCGAACGAAATTGAATCCGAGGAACCCATCCACGCGACCAGAAGTGAGCGCACGGACAGTGTTGAAATCGGCGCTCGTGACTTCCACCAGTGAGAGCAGATCACGGAACTGACGGGCAGAAATGACTGCCCAACGGTCACCGTCCATCTCTTCATTCTCGTCCAAGATTTCCTTGGCGTTGAGAATTTTGTCGATGGTCAGCCCTGCGGAGCCGTGAGCAATGACATTGCCCGGAGTGAACGGAGTCGCTCCCGGCGTACCATCTCCACCTGTCGTCGCCGTGGCGTTGAATGCCGCAACGATGACATCGTCGATCTGGCGTCCAGCCGCCATGGCAAAGCTACGGCTGTACTCGTTGGTGGGGTCGTTCAGAACCTTGAGCCGGTCGGGAACATCCACGAGGTCGGCCACATCGTAGGCGTCGGGAATTACCCAGCGCCTCTCATGGGGAGTGTCCGTATACGCGGTATCGACATGGCGACCCGTGCGCTTGGACATAGCCGTCAGACCCAACTGGTCGAAGGCTTCCCTTTCGCCGCGAACTGTCTCGACCCGAACCCCGGATCGCAGACGCGACATTTCCTGCTGTGCGAGCATGTCGATACCCGCACGAAACTCGTCGATAAATGCAGTCGTAATGAAATTGCTCATTACCTGCCTCCCTAAGTAGAGGGTTTATTGAGTTTGTGCGGGGAGCTACCCGGGCTTCCGGACCCCTCCTTGCGGTAAAGCCGCCAATCTGTGGTCTTTCCCACTGGCAACGGACCCTTTCGGGCTACCCGGCTCAGAGTTTCGGAGCATCAAACTCCAATGGAGTCGTCGCATTGACGGGATCCATCATCGCTCTGAGCTGAAGTCTTCTTTTCAAAGCCTCTTCATGTTGCGGGTGGTCACGGCTGAGCCATGCCTCCCGGAAATTTGTGTCGCCTTCCAATTGTTTGAGTTCGGAAGCTGCGTCTTCAGGGGTGAGGGTTGCAAATCCCCCTCCAGAATGCACGCTCCCCTCGGAAACGCTCTCTCCAAGAGCAGCCAATAGTCTCACCATGAGTGGATTGTCCCCCAGGAAAGTACCATCACTGAGCCGAATGGATTGAAAGTCAGTGAGTTGGCCCCCAAAGAGTGTGGTTGCAGCCTCATTGGCAGCCTCGAGCTTCGCTTCGTAGGCTGATCCCCATTCCTGCTTGAGCTCCTTCTGGGCTGTTTCTACCCCTTCAGCAGCAGCGGTAGTCATCTGCTCTTGCTGGGCATTGACGGTGCCGAGATAGGCTTCAGCAACTCTGGACGCCTGCTTGTCGGAGAGTCCAGCCTGGTAGAAGGCTTCCGTCATGGGATCGAGGAGGACGTTGGCATTTTCGAAGGTATCTTCGTTTAGATGCTCTTTGAAGGTGTAGCCCTCGACACTGGCAGGGCGACCAACGGTCCCAAAGAACTCTGTCCATTGATCGTCTGACCAGTCCTCGCTGGGCTTTGCGATTCTCTCTTTGCCCAGGAGGCTCTGTTGATTGACGTAGCTCTTGGCAAGACCTTCGAAGTCTTTGAAGTCCGACATGCTGGGGTGGTTCCGGAGATCCGGGGGCAACCCATTGACGGAGCTTTCAAATTGAGTGGGGGGCGGAGCCTCCGGGACAGGTGCCGGGGCTTCGGGTGCGCTTCCAGCTTCTACTGAGGCGAGTGCCTCGGGTACAGCAGCCGGTTCTGAGGGGATTGTTGTGCCTTCGCTCATCGGTTCATCATCTCCCGTTCATTCCGGACTCTCTCTTGGGCCAAGCGGTAGAGGTCGCTTTCATCGGCGTTGAGCATGGCCTGGATGTGGAGCCATACTTGGCGTCTTCCTTCGGCGAGCAGGGCTGAGTCGTGAGTGCCATGAGGTGGGTAAGTAGTTTGACCGGCATTGCAGATATGGAAGAGATCCCCCAATACAAAATGCCCAGAATCCGTGTCAAAACAACCTCGATATTGCCCTTGCCTATTGAACGCCAGGTCCTTCGCCTTGTCCGCCAACTCCGCCTGGTCCACCTAAAAGTCCTCCGAGTCCTTCGACTCCACCTGCGGCACTCAGGAGGGGGGCGGCAGCTTTTGCGCCTTCCATGAGTGTCTGTTGTTGTTCTTGTTGAGCAGCCATCTCTGCTCTTTGGGTCCGCATCTCTTCCACAAGCTCCGGATCCCGTAGCAATTCCGGCGGAACTCCCCAGGCTTCGAAGAGGAATCGCGTGATCTTGTCGGAGTCGAGTGAATCGAGTGCAGTTTGATCCAACTGAGCCAATTGAATAACCGAGTTCATTGCCTGTAGCAAAGCCTGTGCTTCTCCTGCACGCTGAGCCCGCTGAATCGGAGAGACGTACCGGATGTTGAGACGTTCTCCAGCGAGGATGTCAGGCACAGGAGGGAAGGCCCCCATGCGAAGAGCCAGGTTGAAGGATCGCTCGATAACGGGCTCGAGTAGCTCCGCTTGGATGCGACCAATCACTGGCGAGAGAATCTGTTGGCTACGAGAGGAGAGCTCAAGAACCTGCGTGGCAGACATCCTTGGGTCTTGGAGGAGCTGCAACATCTCGTAGTGATAGGCCGCACGAACATTCGTTTGGACACCCTGGATCATCTGCATCCCAAGGTCTGTCCCCATGGAACTGCCGGTATAAAGCTCTCTGACGGGGTCTGGAGTCCCAGCGCGATAGACCGTAAGTCCTGCAGGACTCATATCCATCTGCGTGATGAAGCCGTTGTCGGGGACCATGAGGGGCGGATTGACTGCTTTCTGCGCCCCCTCGAGTGTGGTCTTCTGCATCTCATTGAGCATTCGCTGGTCGGAAAGAGCCTGGACGCCGGGTCCTCGAGCATAGAGCTCGCCGGGATCTTTGTTCCAGCGAGCAAAGGCGAGGGGCATCTCACGGAAGTAGGTGGTCTCGATTTCTTTGAGACCCTCGTAGTCCATGGTGACTGCTTTGACCTGGGAGGCTTGGGGGCCGAAGCTCTTCTCGTAGTCGTAGATTTCGTTGGGAATGAATGCCTGAAGCAACCAGAACTGGCGGGCAAGATCGTCGCCAGCGATGGCTTTGTCGGCAGGTTCGTAGGCTCCGTCGCCATAGCGTTGCTGAATCTGGAGCGCGTTGTAGCGCCAGTACCGGAAGATCATATTGATTCTTCCGTCTGGACCCTCGTCGATGTAGGTCTCCATGAGGGGCATGGCTTGGAAGAAGATCCCCTCCCCCGGAGCGCGGAGCGTTGTGAGTGCTCCATTACCGAAGGCCGCGATGTCGTTGTAGACCTCATGGACTTGCGGGTGGAATCCCGCCTCGGGGCGCTCTACGAGGGAGAAGAGGATGTCTTCTGCTGCTGCAAACCAGTCATCGACTTCGGGTAGGTCGAGGAGTACACGATTGTCTGGCTCGAGATGGAACCAGCGGTTAGCTGTACTCGTGAGGAGATTGTGCAATCCGGATGCGAGCATGTCGTTCGCAACCATCATGGTGTTGTTGTAGATCCGGTAGGTACGATTGCCTTCGCCAGTAGGTGTCGTCTGTCGAGTGAACAGCCGTCTACCGATTCCGAAGTCAGCGATGTCCTGCCAGAGATTCTCCCAGCGTCCGCGATCTGATTTCAGCCGGTCGAAATGCCGACGTATGGACCGGGGAGTGGTAAGGGGCATCAGCCGTATCCTCCACCAGCAGCGGTACCTCCGACCATACTCGCGGACCCGAGGGTCTGGGCGGGTGGACGAGAACTGTTTGCGCCAGCGATGAGAGTTGCACCACGGAGCTTGCGCCGTCGAAGCATGTCCATGTTTCGGACTTGCTTGACCGCTTCGTAGGGAATCACCTGGGGTTCAGGCGGCGGAGGCGGAGGAATGTCGGGAGCACCCATGAATTACCTCATTGTTTCACGTGAAACGGATCGTAGGCCGGACCCCCGGAGATTCGGGGGGGTTGGGGGGGAACCGGGAGCCGGCCAAAACGACGCATCATCATCGCGTAACGTACCGCAGAGATGGCATCATCGTCTTCCTTTACGATCCGCCCGTTTTTACGGTGGTAGGTTTGGATCTCCTCAATGACGGAAAGGCAGTTCTTGGAGATTTTGAGCCTTCCTGTAGCGAAGCGGTTGTTCATTTCGAGGATTCCAGCCTCGAGACCCATAGATCCATCAGGGAAGGTTGCATGGTTCTCCAACATCGCCAACCCCTCCTCTCGGAAGAGTTCTGAGACAGATTTGCCAGACTGACGGTCGTGGACATAGCCATCATGGGGCCACGCCCAGGGGATATCTGCCCCCCAACTGCGTAAAACCGAAGCAATTTCAGCCGTCTTCGCCTTTCGTTGTCGGAAGATCCGGGTGACATAGAGGATGTCCCCGTCCCGGTCCCATTTGAGCTCAGCGGCAGCAGCAGGATGGTCCCATCCGAAGTCGATCCCCCCGATGGTGAGCCACCAGGGAACATTGGTGACAGGTTCACAGGTGATGTCATCGAGATCGAAAGAGAAGACTGCCCCCTCTCCAAGCTGCGGGAAGCCGAGAACGCGAGCCCGCCGTTCATGTTCTGGGTACGCCTCAGTGATCTGGCGGATATCGTCCTCGGAGTAGTGGAGGGCGTCTCGGAGCCCCATCTGGACGATGCCCGCGTCGATTGTGGCAGGGCGGGGATGGAATCGGCGGGCAATCTTGGTCATCCCCAGGAGCGGGGTCATGGTCATATAGATGAAGCCTGGAGTCCCATTATCCCCTGTATTGGTTCGGGTGATTCCCTCTTGCCACTTATCTTCCGGGGGTTCTTCATCAAACCAGATGAAGGTGAGGGTGTCACCAGACCAGGCATCCGTCTCTTGGTCGTAGGATTTGAACTTGATATAGGAGTTGCCGCCGCTGGAATGACGGATCAGGGCATAGTCGATTGCGTTTTTGATCCCACGGGAGCGTTCGATTTTGATGATGGCATGGCCGGGAATGGTCCCTGTTCCCTCCTCACCCGGCGGGCCGAACAGGATCCTCTGAAGATTGTCCCTCACGTGTTCCGAGTTCGGACCTCCTGCCCAAGCTCGAGGAGCCACTAGGAACCGGCGTCCTTTCCAAAAATCGGGGTAAATTCCCTGCAGGTGATAGCTCGTCTCCATCCCCGCGCAGTACGTCTTCCCCACTTGGTTCGCTGCCATCAGGCACCGGAACCTCTTCTCGCTGCCCATCGCGTGAAAGTCCAGCTGTTTCGGGTAGGGCTGGTATATCGACGACTTGTTGCCCTTCAGGTTCTCGAGGGTCTCGTAGAGTTCGGCGAGATCCTTCTGATCCATCGACTCCAGAGATTGAGGATCCAGGGAAGAGAAGGGAGATGCTTGCGGCGATTCTTCGCTTGAGGACATCGGGGCTCTCCTGCAGGGGGTCAATCTTGCCGGTCAGAACTTCACGGCGTTGGACAAACATACCAAGATCGGTGCCAATGAGGTTGAGGGCTCTGAGGGCGTTGGTTCGGTCCTCGGCAGCCACGGACCCATAGTATTGAGAGACCAGTTCCTTCTTGACCCATTCCTGGTTGGCATACTGGTTATCGACGATGACCTCGATTTCGCGTTGTGAGCGATTGGTA